CGTTTTAGAGCTTGGCAATTGTTGTTATCTGTTGTTGTTGTTGTTTGTTATCACTCATTGCGATCCTTCAGTCACTTTGTTGTCATTCTCTACCGTCAAACTTTATTTTACTTCAAAACTTTCCATTTTGAAGTTTCTTATGGGTATTTTTACCCTTTGCTCTTGTGGGGTTCCTTGCCCCACACGTTCTTTCTATCGGAGGCATATGGCCTCTGGTTGTGATCTGCTGCCTACCAGGCAGCAACTTGCTGATGTTGGCTACACTGAGCCAACAGTTATTGCTGAGGTGGTAACCCCACCCACTCAGGCTCCTCTTGAGCTTTTTGTGGAGATCTCTCCACCTGTCTTGGCTCCTTTTGAGCCTTCGGTGGAGATCTCTCTGCCCATTCAGGCTCCAGCTGAGCCTATTGTGGAGGCCTCTCCACCTGCTGCCACACAGTTTGTGGGTATTGAGGCACTTATTGCCTCTGGCCCTTGCTTCTTCGGGAGCTTTGGGCCCTTTGAGGAGTATTACTCCTCCCCAGTGGGTCCTTTGACCCGCTTTGATACCCTCCGCCGTGAGGGTCACTGTGCAGCCCGAGCTAGGGTTGCCGCTGTTGCTGCCAAGGCAGTAATAGTTCAGCAGACTCTTAGTGAGACTGCTGCCGCCATGAGGGCTACCCTGCCTTTGTGGATGAAGGGGCAAGTAGCCCCGCCCGTCAAATCCAAACGCGCACTAAAGCGTGAAGCTAAGGCCAAGGCCAAGGCTGATTACTTGGCCTCAGATGAGGCCTACTATAAGGCTACTGATGGCCTTACTGCTCTTCCCCCTGGTGTTTCCAGGGATGTCCATATGCGTCAACTGGACGCTATGGAGGTTGCTTACCTTGCCCATGTGGGTGATGTTGCAGCCCGCGGCTTTCAACGTCGCCAGGTTTTGCGAGCCGCCTATAAGGCTCGGTGTGAGAAGCGCGCTTTCAAGCGTTTCTTGGAGGAAGTTGATTTCCTCTGTCTCCCAGTTCACATAGTGGACAAAATCCAAACCCCTTTCGATGGGGAACAGGCTGCTGCACCTGAAATGCAGAAGGGGATGGTTTATGCCACTTCCCGGCGGCAGGTGAAAACCCGCCGCTCCTTCTCCTCTTTCCTCCCTAAGGAGGATTTCTCTTTTACTTTGGGCGTTTGCCCTGCGAGGTCACCTACGGTGACCCCAAGTTCCACCCCCTCCACTTCTCGGAGTTCCTCTCCAGAACCCCGGGTTTCTTCCCCTTCTGGGGTGCTGCCTGAAAAGGCAGCATGTATAGGTTTCTGCTCTCATGGGAGCGAATGTACAGAACATTTTTGTTTTGGTTATTTGAACCTTAAGAGTGAGGCCCTTGCTTCACAATATCTTGCCTGGCTCTTACAAACAAAATTGCCTGGAGGTATTTCATGCTTTGAGCTTGAGGTCTCTTCCTATTTAGAGCAGTGCCAAGATACCATGGAAGCCATCGACTTATGGTGGCATGCCATGGATAGATATTGTTTTAATTTTAAGAGTAGTAAATATGTCATTTTAGATAATTTCCTTTGCAAACATTCTATTGCAAAAGACCAGACTCCAAGAGAGTTTTTGGCCAAGCATAGGATAGCAAAAGCAAAGGCTTTGCACAGAGTTCCCTCGCGTAAAGAGAAAATGCAAGCTTTGTGTGAGCAAAGGGCTGATAAGGCCTGGGATGCTTATATTGAGCTTAATAAAAACTGTAAAGTAGGCGAGGGACCTTTAGAGTACCTGAAGGCTGCCAAGGATAGGTGTGTGGAGTTCTTTTCTCCATTCACAAAGTATTGTAATGAGGCCATTCGATCACTCAACCCCCTGGTTGCCATTCTGGGACCTTTCAAGGATGGTTTTTGGACTTGTTTCAACAACCTCCGCGAAAAGTGTCTCAAAATGGTCAATGATCATTGGCTAGCATTTGCAGCAGGTACTACTTTAGTACTTTCTTTAATTTTTCTTCTGTGTATAATTTGTTTAGTCAAAATTTTTTCCATTTTAATAGCAAACCTAGGGCTAGGTGTTGTTGCTATAACAACACTCGTTACAGCTCTAGTTGTAGGGTTTTTCCTTTTTAACGGGATGCTTGAGCAGGCTGCAGATTTGCAACTATGCTCTCTTGTTGCCTCGGATTTTTTGAATTTCCTAGCGCAGAACCAGGGTTCCGCTTTAGTTGCTGGAACCATGGCATCTGTGCAGGATGACCTGAGAGGACAGGGTGTCTCCTGGTGCTTCTCTGCTCTGTATAAACTAATTAGCAGAGTAGTGCCAGTGGGCATAAAAGAAACTAGCATTCTTTTTAACTCTATAGGTAATGTTAGTCGTAGTGCTAATCATTCTAAGGATTTTTTCCTAAATATGAAGGAAATGGCCTGCTCCTGGATGGATGCTCTCTCTGATGCTATGGCACTCATATCTGATGATTCTGTATCAGCTATGCAAGTGCTTAAGCATCTTTGTGAGCATGACTTCCTGGACTGGGCTAAGAAGGTTGAGCGATATGCTGGGGAGACTTATGATAGTTTGATCATTAGTCCAGCAGAGCGACTCAAAATCCTTAGAATATTAGCTGACCAACAAGAAAGCTTTCAGAAAGCTTTCTATAACCCTAGGATAGCTAGTAAGGCACCACGGCTTATGCTTACTGAGTTCAATCGTTTGTCGACGTTACTGAGGGATGCTCATAATGCTTTATCTAGAGCATCTCTTTTTGACCGACAACGAACTCCACCTTTCTGGGTGCATTTGTACTCAGAAAATGGAGGAACTGGTAAGTCCATGGCTATGATGCCTTTAGGAAATCACATGTTAGATGCTATTGGGGAACCTAAAACCTGCAGGTTTGTTACTAGGAATGTAGCCTCCAAATTTTTGAATGGCTACCAACACCAACCTTGTTTTTTGATGGACGAGTTTGGTGCTGCCCCAAAGCAGGACTATAGCGATGAAGTGACTATGCTTGATTTAGTTTCCCCAAATGCTCTGACATTAAATATGGCGGCCATTGGGGAGAAGAATACTATGTTCACTTCAAAGCTTATTATTTCCACAGCTAACCGTAGATTAGCACACCCCGATGTCAAGTTGGGAGCTAACTTAGATGGATTCTTGCGGCGGAGGAATATCCTTGCAGAGGTTGTTCTTGTGAGTGGTAAACCCCATTTTCATGAGTTCAATCTACTGGCGCCTCGTACGGAGCAGAAGGTTTACTTAAACCGCGCCATGCAGGAAAGCCAGGTTCCTGACCCTCTAACGCCGCAAGAGTTCTATTCTTTATGTACAGAAAACTTTGTTAATTTTTTAAACCAGCAGAGTAGTACAGTTGCCATGTCTGCTGGTCTTAATTATGTGCGCTCCTCTGACTTCTCTCACCTCAAGGACTTCCTATTGTTCAAAATAGGGCTGGACTTTGAGGAGAATGAAGTTGAGAGGATTGTCACTGACTATGGCAATTCCTTAAAGAATGAGACTATTTTTCCTCCAGAGCATGAACAGATTTTCCAAAAGTGGAAAGATGCTCTGGATAGTCTCACTCTTCCTGAGTTAGTTTCTTTATTAGATAAGTCGGTTTCAGAGACTTTTGTATATACCTTGATCTCTGAAAACCATCCTAACGTAGTTATGAGTAGTCTAACTCCTTACGAATGCATGATTTATGCTATTTGTAAGAAAAAGTATAGAGAAGGAACAGAGGCAAAGCTTCCGTTTCCTGAAGGAGAGACCACAAGTTATGGTGCCTCCTTTCTTTCATTTGTTGCCCAAGTAGCTTTGTGTATACCCAAATGGGCACTTTTTTGTGTAGCTTTATGTGCAGTTTTACTTGTAGGATATTTAATTATTAAATTTGCTATTTTTCTTTTTAGTGGGGTTGTCACCTTGCTGGGTGCTTTAGCTTTCAGCAATTTGAGTGGAGATGGCGCTGAGGATTCACCATCATTTGACACCAACCGTAAACGCGGAGGTGTTAAATTTGAATACAGCACCAAGTGGGATGCCTCAAGTACCAACCGTTTTGCAGAGAGTTATTCTGAAAATGGCACCATCCCAGCTGGAACTTCTTGGGCAGACTTCTTTGGAGAAGGACCTGAGGAGGAACCTAGTCAGTCTCTACTTAACTTGCTTAAGCACCAAGTGGTTCTGATAGCTGAACCCACTAAAGTTGTGTATAATTGTATAGCGCTAGGTGGTAGGAATTTTTTAATAACAAAACATGTTTGGGACCTCATGCCAGCTTGTAACTATGGATTGTATGGCTATGCGGTTGCCAAAGATAGAATTTTTATTAGTCCTAGGATTAGACCATGTGCACAACTGAAAGGGCGGGACCTAGTTATTGTACAGTTACCTGACTCAGTTCCGCCCTTTACTTCGTTACCTAGGGATATCTTCCTTGAAAACATGGCTAAGGCTCCCAAGACAGCTAACGCTTGTCTTGTCGTAGCTAAACCTTTGTTTGAAAGGCGATCAGTTGCTAAGCTTGAACAGACAATTTACCCATTCAAGCAACTGCCACAAGTGCATTCGAAAGACACATACTCTTGTGGATCGTTAGGTTCGAAACAGATGCCAGCATGTTATTCATACGTTTTTGAAACTTATGCTGGTTTGTGCACATCCCCCTTGATTGCACAAGAAGGGGGTAGATGTATTATATTAGGTTTACATGTTGTAGGAGATAGATCTAAGATGGGGTATGCACAGATAGTTACCCTTGATGATTTTAGTGATGTTGCTCTCAGTGATAAGGTTGGTCAAGGTCCGGAGGAAATGTATATACCTACAAAAAACTCTGAGTGCTTTGGATCCGTTACCAAGTTGGGAGCTTGGACTGGTCCCAAGCCTTATTTTCTTGAGAAGACATCACTAATACCATCTCTTATTTCTACAAGTATAGATGTGGAAAGAACTACCGAACCTGCCATCCTCTCCCAGCGAGACAAACGACTTAAGGACAGTATAAATCCTGAGTTTGATGTCTTCCTCGAGGGGATGAAAAAATATGCAGTGGAGGCTCACTCGCTGGACGAAGATCTGGAGGTGTTTGAGGACGCCCTAGATCGAGTCTTTTTAGAGATTCCTGAGCATGCTTGTGAAGATCTAACTAATGATCAAGTGTGCAATGGGATTGAGGATGATCCCTACGCTGAAGGCATTGTCATGCAAACTGCTGAGGGTTTTCCCTTTTGCACCCAGCGTCCAGCTGGTGCTAGTGGAAAATCTTGGCTGTTTGCTGGTGCTCCTGGTGATTGGCATATCGTTCCTGGCTCTTTGTTAGCAAACGAAATGCACAAGAAGGAGGTTGCTCCTAGCAGGGGCTTGTTCGAGCCTTTGATTGGTATTGACTTTCCCAAGGATGAGAAGGTAGATTCGTCTAAAGTGTATATAAAACCTAAGACGCGTCTGTTCACCATCCTTCCTGTAGATTATAATATTTTAGTTAGAAAATATTTTCTTTCCTCTGTGTCGCATATTATGACACAACACAATACTATTCCTGTAAAGGTAGGTATAGACTGTTTATCTAATGAGTGGTCCATACTTTACCACCAATTGCGTTCCAAAGGGACAAATTGGTTTAATGGTGATTATTCCCGTTTCGATGGGATTACGCCCAGGAATGTTTTGCAGGGTATTGTGAAACGAATAAATAAATTTTATAATAACAAGAATTCTTTAGCCATAACGGATTCTAATCTTTCTATTAACTCCGATCTTGCGAGATCTTTGTTAACGGATATGGCTAGCACTCGGTATGGCCTAACTAATGGGGATCTATGGTATGTCACAAGTGGTATTCCTTCGGGATTCCCTCTGACTGTCATAGTTAACTCCCTTGTGAATAATTTTTTTATTCATTTTAGTTATATCAAGTTGATGAAGAGGGAGGAGTTGAATTCACTTTACCCACTTCATAGTTTCCGTCAGATGGTAGCTTATGCTACCTACGGTGATGACAACTTGGTTTCTGTAAATGATGTAATTACAGAAAAGTTTAATTTAGTTAAAATTGCTGACTTGCTTGCCGAACATGGCGTGACCCTTAAAAATGGGGCTGATAAAAATGAAGAGATTTTATCCCCATTTTATCCTTTGGAAAAGGTTGATTTTCTCAAACGCAAGTTTGTGCATTATCAAGGGCATGTTGTGGCACCTCTCAATCCTGTAAATATAACTGAGAGGTTGCATTGGATTAGAAAGGGTCTTGGGGAAGCAGATGCTACTCTTGAAAATTGTAGTTCTGCTGCCTTTGAGGCTCTTTTCCACGGTAGGTGTTATTATGATACCTTGGTAGCGAAGATTTATAAGGCGTGTGCAGCTTCAAAGTTGTCTATACAGCTGCCCACTTATAATGATGCGTTAGCCATTTTTCTTTCTAATGATTCTTTTGCCAAGGCGATCCAGACTATTTCTCTGGATTTGCCGAAGGCTATTTTTGTAAATAAAAGTAATTATTTTGTTTCTGAAATTTTTCCCGACGTTTTCTTTTGCTCCAACGAAAGGAACGTCACCTTACATAAGTTGCTGGAGATTACAACCACACGCAATATTTGCTATATCTCCAGAAACTACGAGAGCCGAAACAGCTCACGAGGCTTGTTCTCACTGAAAGGTGAGGGTTGGGCTCTAGCTCCTGTTTCAGCTCGCTTAGTTGTATATAAAAATATGCAAAAGCCTGTTTACTTTGTCGATGAGGCAAATGATGGACTTGCTCTTGCGTATTGTTTAGACTATATGCTTAGAATAAAAGGAGTCTCTCGGTCTCGTTTGGCTCAAGTGTTGTACAACATTTTTGGGCATGATGAGACTCTGTGCTCCAGAATCGCTTCTAATTTCAGTCTTTTGGACTCAAATAAGTATATGCCACCACATAAGAAGTGAGTTCTCTTGTTCCTTTTTCTAGTCTGTAAATACTCGTTTTAGCTTTCCTAGTGTAAGCTCCTGTTTAGCAGGTCGTGCCTTCAGCAAGCACACCAAAAAGATTTGCTTTTTCTTGAGTCTTTAGAGTCTTTTGGAGGGATCC